TGCTCGCGCTGGATGCGCTTGAACTTCGCGGCTAAGTCCATCGCGGTACCCGCTGGCTTGTATTTGAAGTCAGGGTTGTAGACGCTTGGCGTGTCATCGCGTTTCTTTTGCTTCTTTGCTGGCATGTCATCAGCTAGCTTCAGTTTCGTTTGCATTGTTTCCCTCCAATTGATCTCTCAGCATAGGTATAAAGTCATCCAATAAAAGACAGACACGCCAGGGCTGGCCGTTGCGCCGGTAGACTACCACCGGCACCTCATGCGGCTGCGCACACGCCTCGACCTGTTGCGACCAGGCATCAATCTGCAACCGCTCCTGCCGCTTAACCTCCAGCCTGAAGTGCTGGATTGTGATGTCATCAGCACCATCGCGGGCCTGCCCCAGGTTGCGCTTGACCACAAAACCGAGCTCGTCAGTCAGCAGCTTGGCCAGCTCACGCTCGCCTGCAGCACCCTTGTTCCGCTTGCCGCGACCGTTCATGCGCCACCTAGCAGCTTGTTCAACCGATCCTGCGTGCTCTGGTAGCGCTTACCGTAGGCCTCCAGTATCAGCTCTTCCAGGATCGACACCCTGGTGCGCCGCTGTTCTGCAGCCGCCTGGTCTAGCAGCTGCCTTACCTCTGGCCGCATCCGCATTAAAAACATCTTGCCCTGTTTCATAACACCCCCTTGTATATCGCCCGAATATAATTCCAAGACCGTAACATCGTCAACGCTTGCCAATTTGACAGCACCTAAAATTATTTTGGTTTGGGGTGTTGACATATCCCGGAGATATATGAGAGTCTCTGTCTACGGTCACTGCCGACCGGATCAACCACCCAGAAAGAGGAGTTGAAAATGCAAAAGTACACAGTCTTCCAAATCAATCTGTCCAACGCACAGCACAACAACAACGCTATCCGCGAGTTGTATTTGGACACCATCATGTCGCCTACCGACAAGCGCATCGCAGCCGCCCGTGATTTGTACGCAAAGGTTGCAGTAATTCAGGCTGATTCTCTGAGCCAGGTTTTTGAGATCGGCAACATCGGCCCTGAAGAAAACATCGAACGCCTAGCCCGTATGCACTCGGTGTCAGTCGGCGACGTTATCGTGTCCGACTCTGGCGATGCGGTTTACGTTGCACCGGTAGGATTCAAAGCAATTAATTTCTAAGACCAGGGGCCCCGGCCCCTATCAACCACCGAGATCCAGGAGTTGAAAATGTCCAAATATGTAGCTTACTTCCGAGTTTCCACTGAGCGCCAGGGCCAATCTGGCCTCGGCCTCGAAGCCCAGCAGGCAGCAGTCAAAGCCTACGCCGACGGCATCATTCATTCATTCACCGAGATCGAATCAGGCAAGCACGATGACCGGCCACAGCTGGCCGCTGCCATCGCCATGTGCAAAGCCACTGGCGCAGCTCTGCTGATTGCCAAGATCGACCGACTGTCACGCCAGGCAGCGTTCCTGCTGACCTTGCGTGACTCTGGCGTGCAGATCGTTGCAGCCGACATGCCGCACGCTGGTACGCTTGAGTTCGGTATCCGCGCTGTGGTCGCCCAGCATGAGCGCGAAGAAATCAGCCGCCGTACCAAGGCAGCACTGCAGGCAGCCAAGGCTCGCGGTGTCAAACTCGGTAACCCAAACCCACAGGCAGCAGCAGAATCCGGTGCAGCCGCTGGCCGTGCCAATGCTGACGCATTCGCAGCTCGCATGATGCCCATCATCGCCGACCTGCAGCGTGCAGGCATCACCAGCCTGCGCTCAATCGCAGCAGCACTGACAGCTCGCGGCGTGCAGACCGCTCGCGGTGGCCGTACCTGGGGCGCTGCCCAAGTCTCTAACCTTCTTCAGCGGGGTGCAGCATGAACGACGATTTCTTCAACGGCTTCCTGCTCGGGATCTTTATCGTGATGGCCATGTTTTTTGTGGCGGGTGTCATATGATCACCGGCCAGATCCTGCGCGATGCCCAGCTGGCACTGTTTGAGCAACGCGACGCAGACTTCCTGGCTCAGTGCCGGGAAATCGCAACGCAAATCTGCAGGCAGCAGGGCTCGGTGTCTATCAACGATGTCCGAGCCGCCATTGACCTGCCTGCGGAGCTGCACCCATCAGTCCTGGGTGCCGTTTTCCGGGGTAAAAAATTCATAGCAATCGGCTACACAGAAGCCGCTCACAAAGCCGCCCACGCTCGCGTGGTGCGTGTTTATAAATTGACTCAGGAGAAATAAGAATGAAAGAAATAAAAGATTCGTTAGTTCATTTTAGGTACAACGAAAACAAGCTCGAATTGTTTTTGTATGTAAACAATGAGGATGATGAGGTTCCATATGATTGGCATACATCAAAAAACTTTGAAGAGCTAGGGCTGTTTTTTACAATTGAGAGCATTTTTAACGTCATGTTTGACGATCATTGGCTGCATTTGCCTGGTCGCCATGCAATTCACGAAGAGCAAAAACCACAATTCATGGAACTAAAAAGACAACTTGAGGAGACATTGGCCAAATTTGACGAAATAGAATTTATTACCGAGGATGAATTTAAAGAGGCAAAACAAAATCTAAGATGGAAAAAAATATCGGATGAGCAAATTCAAGAGGTAATAAGGAACTCAAAAATTACTTTGCAAAACTATTGCAGTGATGAGAAGCAAATGGAATTTGCACGCGCTATTGAAAAACAAATAAGGGAGATTAACAAATGAGCGGAAAATTAACACCAGACTACATGATGAGCGCCAGCCGCCTGCCAGCGCTGCTCGGGCTGTCTCGTTACCAGACACCCAATGATGAGCTCCAGTACAGCATCAATGCCAGCAAAGGCCTGCCACGCGAAGACAAACAGAACGAAGCGATGGCATGGGGCGACCGCATCGAGCGCCTGATCCTGCAAGAAACAGCCAAGCGCCTCGAGCTGCTCGAGCTCTCGACCGAGTTTGACTCGGCCTTCTTCCATAAGACACTACCGCTGGCCTGCAGCCTGGACGGTTGGGCGCATGGCCGTGGCCAGAAGATCCGCACCGACATGGACGCAGGCATTATCGTGGTCGGCCAGGATGAGATCATGCTTGACGGCTATGGCGTGCTTGAGGCCAAGCTAACCGCTGTGTCGCCCGAGGAAATGCCAGCGCTGTACCGTGGCCCTGTGCAGTTGCAGGCACAGATGGACATTATGCAGGCCCGATGGGGTGCGGTGGCCGTGCTGTACCAGGGAACCGTGCTGCGGATCTTCTTGTTCGAGCCGCACAAGCAAACACTGGAAACGATCACGACTGCGGTGCTCGAGTTTCAAAACAAGATTGAGAAGTACAAAGCCACCGGCGAGATCGATTACTACCCACCAGCTAACAGCAAAGATGCCGACCGTATGTACCCGGCAGCAGATGAGGCTGCGGTAGTCAACCTGCCTGGTCGCGCTGAACAGCTGGCCGACCAGATCCTAGCCGCTAACGCAGCCATCAAAGAGGCAGAAGGCAAACGCTCCGAAGCAGAGACCGAGCTCAAAGCTATGCTGGGTCAGGCATCCAAAGGCACCGTCGGACGCTTCGAGATCCGCTGGCCAATGCGTAGCTACAAGGCGACACCAGAGAAGGTGGTGCCGGCGAAGGACGCATACAGCATCAGACAATCAACCCTGTCCATCAAAGAGGCACTATGACCAAACTCGAAGAGGCGCACGCCAGAGCTGTTGTCGCGCTGTTGAACACCATACCCAAGTGCAGCGAGGAAGAGGCCGAGGAAATTGTCGAGTCCTTTACCGCGCTAGTTTTGTACACAATCCAAGCATTCTTACCAGGAGATAACAATGACCAATCTCGTTACAACTAGACAAGGGTTTGCGCCTGCAACCTTTACTGAAGCCAGGCAGTTTGCCGAAGAGCTGGCATCGTCCAGCCTAGTACCCAAAGCCTACACCGGCAAGCCGCAAGATATTCTGGTGGCCATGCAATGGGGCGCAGAGATCGGCCTGGCACCCATGCAGGCGTTACAAAATATCGCGGTGATAAATGGGAAGCCCAGCGTCTACGGTGACG